TTATCAGTTTAGAACAACTTGCTCATAAATACACTTGACACCAAGGCAAATAGCGCATATACTACATGGTGTATGCGCTTTATTGTTTGTGCGTCACAGGCAACAAAGATCTAATTTTAGATAGGCAACAACCATAAACAATTTGAAAGGCAACTTATTATGGCATCATTAGCAGAAATCCGTGCGAGACTCGCACAATCAGAAGGTAAACAACAAGGCGGCAACTCCACAGGTGGTGATAATGCAATTTATCCACACTGGAATATGGAAGAAGGCGGAGCCGCAACACTCAGATTCCTCCCAGACGGTAACTCAAAGAACACATTCTTTTGGCAAGAACGTGCTATGATCCGTTTACCATTTAACGGCGTCAAAGGTGAGATGGAATCAAAACAAGTATATGTTCAGGTTCCTTGCGTAGAAATGTGGCAAGAGACTTGCCCAGTGTTGACAGAAGTTCGCACTTGGTTCAAGGACAAGAGTCTAGAAGAAATGGGTCGTAAGTATTGGAAAAAGCGTAGTTATATTTTCCAAGGCTTTGTTCGTGAGAATCCTCTTGCCGATGACAAGGCTCCAGCTAACCCAATTCGTCGTTTTATTATTGGTCCTCAGATCTTTACAACTATCAAGTCCGCATTGATGGATCCAGAGTTGGAAGAATTGCCAACAGACTTGATGCGTGGCTTGGACTTCCGTATCACTAAAGGTAGTAAAGGCGGCTTTGCTGACTACTCAGGATCAAAGTGGGCACGTAAAGAAACAGCACTCACAGAAGCTGAACAAGCAGCCATTGCTGAACACGGATTGTTTGATCTTTCAACATTCTTACCAAAGAAACCAACTGACGTTGAGTTGAAAGTAATCAAAGAAATGTTTGAAGCGTCAGTTGATGGTCAAAGCTATGACACAGAACGTTGGGGTCAGTATTTCCGCCCAGCAGGTGTTAATGCTCCAGCAGGTGGATCAGCACCAGTAACCGAAAGTGCTCCTGCACAAACCAGTGGGTTTGCGGCAACAGGAACTACTACATCAACAACATCAAGTGACTTTGACGATGAAGAGCCACCAGTGGCAACGGCTCCTGTAGCGGCTGCACCAGCAACTCAAAAAGCCGAAGACATCTTGGCAATGATTAGGGCCCGTCAAAAAGCCTAATTAATGTTGTCGTATTTAGATCGCATTTTGTTTCCAGACCGCTGTGAGGTAATAGAAGTCATACCCTCACAGCGGTATGTCTATGTTATTTTTAAAAATGGACATAGTAGTTTTAATAATTTTAAAATAATAAATCCTCGTCAAATTTTCATTAATCAACAGATTCAAAAACTAAACAATATTGACGTTATTATACGAAACCCAGAAGATAGATTACCTTCAGGAATTAATACATTTATACATCATACTCTTAGAGACAATCCTGACCTTGATCCGTTCACAGTAGAATGGTTTGCTTTAAATTATTTGTCTTTAAATCGTCATTACACTTCACAATTTTCGTGGTTGTTAAATTTGGCAAGATATTTAGATATCAACACAAAATTAAACTTTTTACCAATGGATGCCATTAGTGAAATAACCGGACTTAATAAAAAACCAGTAGGAGTTTCTCCGGTATCTGCAGAATTAATAGAAAAAATTTCACTAATAAAAAACAATGAAATGTATCACCGAATAGACACAGTTATATTTGATTGCATTGGACAGACTATGACATTTGCCCAATTATTGCAACATATTAAAACAACCGACCCGGCCGCATACGCATATGTAATCGGATATGCACAACAAATTTTAAATCCAACTTATGCATTGTCCTAGACTAGATCATTTTGTACGTTTTAACCCTAACGGAACTGTAAGTCGTTGTGGACATATGGTCAACGCACCACAATTCGATACATTGGCTGATATGGAATCAAGTATGTGGTTGGCAAAAACAAAAGAAAAAATGTCTCGTAACGAATGGCCTAGTGAATGCGTTCGTTGCCAAGAAACAGAACCCAACAGTATAAGAGTCTACGCTACAGAATTGGACAATAAAACTCAACAACAAAATTATCTACAAGTAGGTGGTGTATTAGATAACCTATGTAATGCGGCCTGTCAAACATGTAATGAAAATTTAAGCAGTAGGATAGGCAGTCTAACAGGTCCTGGGTTTCCTATTGTCAACAATCTTGAACAGTTTTGGCAACTACCACAAGATCGTATTGTTCATTTAGATATCAATGGCGGAGAACCTGGCTACAGTAAAAACTACAAGAAAATTTTAGCCAACCTACCACCAAATTTAAAAACCCTTAGGCTCAACACAAATTGTAGTACTGTGTTAACCGAGCTGGCAGAGATTGCTACACGTGGCATAGAAGTTACAGTTACAGTTAGTTGTGACGGCATCGGCCCAGTACATGATTTTGTACGTTGGCCAATTCCGTGGCAAGAGTTTTATCGTAATCTCATGTCATATAAAACTATGCCGGTTAAACTTAATTTATGGACCACAGTTAGTGTATTAAACGTAGATGATCTTTCAAATATTCAAAAGTTTGCTCAAGAGCACAGCATTGATCACAGTTATGCTTATTTAAAACAGCCGTATGAATTGAGTGTAGATAACACCGACCTGGTCGCTCGTCAAACATATATAAGCAAACAGAAACAATTGAGGGGTATTGAGTGAAAATAGCAATTACTGGACACACCGCTGGCATTGGCCAAGCCCTGGCCAATGAATACACACTTGACGGACATGAAATTATAGGACTTAGTCGCCGCAACGGCAATAACATACGCAACACGCCTAAAATTTGTGATCAAATTGAACCTTGTGATGTGTTTGTTAATAATGCTCAAGCCGGGTACGCACAAACTGAATTGTTATTTGAAATGGCTCAGCGGTGGCAAGGTACTAAAAAACACATTATTGTTGTTAGTACCATGATGACGCAAGATCCTATTAGTGTGTTGCCAGGATTAGATATGCTATCTTATCATCAACAAAAAGTTACCTTAGAGGAAATGGTCAAACAACTACGCCATCAACGCCTTGGCATATCTATTACTATTGTCAGGCCTGGATACATTGCCACACAACCAGGACAAACTGTACCACCTGCTGCAGATGTCAACAACTGGGCCAGAACGTTATTGGATTTATTTGACATGGCTAAACATAATAATCTGTCAGTTCCAGACATATCCTTGGGGCCACAGAATTTATGACGCCAAAAGATATCCTAACAAATCAACATTTTTGTCCTATGCCGTGGACAGGACTAATGTATAACTCAGATGGTAAAGTTAAAAATTGTATTCGCAGTGATGAAAAAACTGGCTTACTAGGCAATATTAAAGATATACCTATTGAAGAAATATTACTAGGTAATACAAACGTAACCAAACAAACAAATATAACCAATAACAAACCGGCTGCCGGATGTCATACCTGTTACGATTTAGAACATGGTAAAAAAGGTCTCGATATTATCAGCGATAGAATTTTTTACATACGAGAATTTAAAAAAACGCCGCTAGATACATATCAAGTTAATAACTTTGATCTTCAAACCATTGATGTGCGTTGGACTAATTTGTGTAATTTTGCCTGTGTATATTGCAGTCCAGAGTTTAGCAGTCGCTGGGCCAATGAATTAAATGTCCAAATTAAAACGCCTTCTGAGAATCAGTTGACCAACTTTAAAGAATACATTTATCGTCATGCTAAAAATCTCAAACATGTTTATCTAGCCGGCGGCGAACCGTTGTTGATGAAAGAAAATTTAGAGTTGCTCAAAGAATTAAACCCTGAGGTTAATCTCAGGATAAACACTAATCTTAGTAAGGTTGACACAGGGGTGTTTGATACTGTATGCGGTTTTAAAAATGTTCACTGGACTGTGAGTGTAGAAACTGTAGAAGAAGAATTTGAATATATTCGATTTGGTGGTCAATGGTCTGATTTTTTAGATAATTTAAACACAATCAGAAAATTAGACCACAAAATAAGTTTTAATATGTTATGGTTTTTATTAAATTATGATACGGTGTTTGGGTGTGTAGATTACCTAAAAAGTCTGGGATTCCATAACAACAGCTTTGTTATTGGAGCATTGCTAACTCCAGAATACCTAAACATTAGACATTTACCAGAAAATGTGTTAAACTTATTAAAGACTAAGTTGGAATCTAAAATTAATGAGCGGCCTGGATATCTTCTCGAGGATAGTTATTGCAATATGCTACACTATATAGAACAACCAATTGACCAAAATTTAGCAGGATCGTTTGAAAAGTTGACCGTAATGGATCAGCGGCGTGGAGTAGACAGCAGTAAGATTTTTACAGAATTATACAAACTTAAAGAAGGAAAGTAATCATGGCAAAACCATTTGACGTATCAAAGTTCCGCAAGGATATCACTAAGAGCATTGACGGACTTAGTATTGGATTTAACGATCCTACTGATTGGATCAGCACAGGCAACTTTGCACTAAACTATTTGATCAGCGGCGATTTTAACAAAGGCATTCCTTTAGGTAAAGTAACAGTGTTTGCCGGCGAATCTGGTGCGGGTAAAAGTTATTTCTGCTCAGGTAACATTATTAAAAACGCACAGGAGCAATGTATTTTTGTCATCTTGATTGACAGTGAAAATGCACTGGATGAGGATTGGCTTAAAGCGTTAGGTGTTGATACCAGCGATAGTAAATTGCTTAAATTGAGTATGGCCATGATTGATGATGTGGCCAAGACAATTAGCACATTTATGAGTGACTACAAAGCACTTCCAGACGGCGAACGTCCTAAGGTTTTATTTGTTATTGACTCGTTGGGCATGTTGCTTACACCAACTGACGTCAATCAGTTTGATGCAGGTGAAATGAAAGGTGACTTGGGTCGTAAACCCAAAGCACTTACAGCATTGGTTCGTAACTGCGTAAACATGTTTGGTAGTTACAATGTGGGTCTAGTGTGTACAAACCATACCTACGCAAGTCAAGACATGTTTGATCCAGACGACAAGATCTCAGGTGG